AGTAGATTTACTGTTTTTTCCATTATGGCACCTTCTATACGTAGATGGTAACACCCTAGTATATCAGTTAACAGGTTAGCTATTATCATTTTGTCTTTTTTTGTGGTACGCATATTAAGCCTCCAGTAACGAATTAAAGAATGAATCATTCACACGCTTTGCGTGGGTGTTTTTACTTTGCAACCATTTGCGTATATGTTTTGATGTTGTTAAATGCCAGCGGGTTTCCGTTCTAAAGTACCCTTGTTTTGGTACGTAGGCCGCAACAGGCTTATCGTAACTAAACAAAACTACACAGTCGTTTTTACACGGTAATTCTGTTACGTTTTTATTTAACTTTTTCATAATTCTGTTCCCCATTCATCTGGTGCATATTTATAAAACTTGATCATCCGGTCTTCGTATGTGCAATTATCACACAAGCCGGTATCAGTGTCAACACTATCGACAATCTCGTAACACCCGTCACAAATATGGGTGTACTCTATTTCCGTTAGTCGCTTGTACGGGCCAGTGCCATCACAATAGTGGCTGTAGTCACTGTAAACGTCATCCTCGTTCATTTGTGTTTAACCTCTTCGCTGAATATTAGCCATGCGGTTATCACTAGACAACCGAAACCCCATAACCACGTTATCTCATTCTCGCACATTAGTCAAACCTCCCGATTTTAGTTTCGCCCGTGTCGTTATCACGAATAGCCGTGATAGCGTAGGGGTAGCAGAACATGGTAAACCTGTCAAGGTAGCTGATGGTGGCGTACGGTTGCAAGTCAGGATCATCTGGACTCTGGTACGCTCCACAGTCTGCCACAGTCCCACCGAAAGGGTACTGGAAGCCCCCGAATTGGTAAATGCTATCCATTGCCTCCGCTATTTGATCCAGCGTGTCGCCCTCTTGTGTGGCTTGGATAAAAAACTCTGGCAGTATGCCTAGGTACTCCCGTGTAACTTCCGGGTAGTGGTTGTGATTCCAAAATACGCTGTAGTCTCTCATTGTTTTACCCTCTTGCTATTACGTTACGTTGTTGTTTTTCCATTGATCGCCCGTGTCCGATGTAGCAGACCACGGACACTGTTTTATCCCAGCAAGCACGGCACTTGTCACACTTGCCTTGTCTCGTGTACGCCTCGCAGACTACAGCATCCCGTGGCACAGTGTCAACCGTGGCAATGGTGCTGGTGGTGTCACCGTCTACGGTTTCCCCCGTGATACTGTCAGATGACAAGCGTACCACTACGTTAGGCAGTGCTTGTAACTGTGCGAGTACTACCGCAAACTTGCTAAATTTGTACATACGTGTTGGTATCCAGTGTTTAACCCACGGTGTACGCTGGCACACTTCCAGAATCTTGTTCGCTAGTCGAATATCGTACATATCGCCAGAGTCAAACCATCGGAAATAGCGATCATTATCCAATTCCGCCACCATGTCATCTACCCATGCGTCACGCTTCCAGTCATCACGGTTGTGCTCCCGTGGTGCCTTGACGTTCTTGAAACGGTAGTTTCCCGTGGTGGCGTAGCATCCTGAACACGCTGGCACTAGGTTACCGTCGGCGTCTCTGGACGCTGGACAAGTGTCTAACGCTTGTAGTGACCATGATCGGCATGGCATCTTAGAGGCCTTCGATAGCTTAAGCATAGTGTTACCTCTCTAGTTTGCTGACTAGGTTATCATAAATTGCTTTACCGTTCTCTGTCAAGGCGTCGTATGTCACACCACCGAAACCAGCACGGTATCCCATGCGTTGCAGTCTGCCGAATATGGCGTATTCTGGCGACCATTGCCCACCGTGGTAGTCTGTGGCAAACGCATAGTACGCCTCGCATATATCAAACCTATCAAAATACATTGTGTTACCCTCGTTTGTGTTGCGTTTAAGCATGATTAAATTCCCCTAGTGTCTAACACTATTTCTGTGGCGATACCCTGCACTGAATACATGAGATCATAAGAGTATAACCGATCTTCCGCACCCGTATACGTCTCGTGGGCAGAGACTAGGCGACTATCTACCCTAAATTCCCATAGTCCGCTAATGTCGTTTTTCGCTACTCTTAAATGTCTAGTGTTTGACATGGTTTAACCCTCTTTCGTATGTTTCGTATGTTTAATCATGGGCACCGTATCAGATGCCCATTGTTAAACACAAGATCACTTATCGTTAATGGAAATATTTACCTTTTTCTGTGGCTTGCTGTGCTCAATGTACAGCGTCCAGTAGCCCCAATCGAACGAATGAAAGCACTTCATTTTGCGGTAGTTTGCCGGTAGTTTGATTACCTTACGCTTACGCAAGATTGTGTGACGTCCGAATACCTTTGTGCGTGTTACGTTATCCATGAGTATGTACCCTCGTTTGGTTTAGGTTTCAAGTTAAGCCGGTTGGCTTACCAGTAGACCCAGAGCGTACCCTAGGCCTACCAGTAATACAACCCTCCTTATGATGCCATAAACTTAGTGAATGAATCGTAATCTTTCGTATACCCGTTAAGGTAGCACTTTTCTCTCGCTATCTGAAACCTAAACTCGCTAATGTCTCGCATGGTTTCCACTACTTGCTCATAAGATGCACTCTTATCGTAGGCATCGGCTTCGCCGTAGAACAGCTTAGCTATTACTCTGATTTCATTAATAGTCATATTGATTACCCTCTATATAGTTAATGTGATTACCTTGATATGGTTCCCATTGTACAGCTATCTCGTGAGTGTGCAAGTATTCTTTTGTGTGAATATTACCACAGTCAGACTATTGCAAATCCCTGGCACTTGTGTTACTCGCACGTGCGCCCGTGTATAAAAGGTTGCATGAATTTATCTATTGACAACTTGCGCTGAGTATGCTTGCGGTTAGCCAGAGGGTCCAACATAGGCTCACACACTTGTCAACCCACAATTACCTGTGAATATTCCCATCGATAAAACGCTTGACAACCCGTGTCATCTGTGGTAGGACTCCGGGCCTCGTGACTACCACAGTCTGCGCCTCGTGTCAACCCCTAGTGCCTTGTGAATAATACCAATGTTTATGCTTGCAATCGTGTCGGTCCTGTGGTATCATGGGGTGCCCTGAGTTTTGACACGGGGGGAGGGGGTTGACCTGTGTTAATTATAGTTGTACCCACCTCTGCACCCAAAAGAGTGAATTTAGCTAAAAAATAGGTAAAAAAGAGTGGTTTTAACTCGTGTACAACCTCCTGATTTACCTCGTGATTTACTCAGGCCGGGGCCACAAGTGTAAATGTAGTGTCCCTAAGTATAACTTGTGACTTATTTACTATAAATAATGCTTGACTTTTGAGTAAAAATATGGTATAATATACAGTATATACTAGGTTGTACTTAGTTACACAGATGCGGGGCTTAGTTTACTACTAAACAGTTCGTATAGATCCCCTCATATGTCACAACCTAGGTAGGGGACTCATGCGAACTAGCGTTAAACACAAGGAAACAGGAGAATGTCGGGAGATGACACCCTAGAACCTCAAGAAAACACCCTAGAAGCCCAAGCAGAGGCTAGAAAAGAGATTAATCTACGTAAGAGGTCTAGGGGTAGACCAAAAAAGAAAGAAATATCAGCTAAATCTAAGGGCGGCAGAGGGGTCCGTGGGCGTCCAAAGGGTGACGCCGCTATAATTAACGAGTACAAAGCTCGTATGCTAGCGAGTCCTAAGTCAGTCAAGGTACTAGAGACGATATTTGAGGCCGCACTGGACCACGACCACAAGAACCAAGCCGCCGCATGGAAGCTGGTGATGGACAGAATACTACCTGTAGGTGCATTTGAGAAGGAGGTCACCAAAGATGGAGGGAGAAGTGCGATCCAGATTAATATCACTGGGGTTGGAGGCGCAACAGTTGATTCTAGCTATCCAGAGAGTAGTACAATCGAAGGCGAACTCGTTGATTGACGAGGCTGAAGGCCAATCGACCCTCTTCTTTGAGTACTTGAGGACCAAAACAAGTTGAGATACTTCACAGTAGCTGAATTTAACTGTCAACACACAGGTGAAAACAACATGGAACCTGAGTTCATGGAGAAAGTAGATGAACTACGGGATCGGTGTGGTTTTCCTTTTGTTATCACTAGCGGCTTTAGATCCGTCCAGCACCCGATAGAAGCAAAGAAAGATGTACCGGGAACTCATTCGCAAGGAATAGCGGCAGACATAAAAATAACTAACTCTGCTCAACGGTACACGATAATAAGAGAAGCTCTGGCAATGGGTTTTACTGGTATCGGTGTCGCTAGTGACTTTATCCACGTAGACACACGGGGCTCTGCTCCGGTGATTTGGGTTTACTGATGCTGTACACTAAACACAAGACTCTAACAAACACTACGTTAACTACAATGTTTACTATTCCTGACGGGTTTCACGCTGTTGTAAACTACGTGTTTATAGCCAACCACGGCGGTGCTACAAACAGCATTGACTTGTACTGGGACGTATCTGGAACACCACAAGCGTACATCTTTGACGGAACTAACGTAGCTGGTGGTGGTAGACAAACACTAGGTAACGGTGGTGGTCCTATGTTTGTCTTGCACCAAGGTGAAGCAGTAAAGTGCCAAGCAACCAGCGCAGGAAATTTAGAAGTAGTTGTAACCTTTGATCTGTTGCCAGCCCCGGCATCTCTCGTAAACTTTAACGGAGCGTAACCGTGATTACTTTTCTGGGTGCTGATTGGTGTCCTGCGTGTAGGCAAGTAAAAAAGACACTCAAAGAACTCAACATGGACTACAAGTACGTACAGATGCCTCCCGGTCAAGCTGGTTGGGACTTAGTAGAAACTATGACAGGCAAACGTTCTATACCACAAGTGTTCTACCACTTTGGTGGATCTAAGGACTTTAGAGAAGCCTTAACATCGTTAAACTTACTAGGAGAAACTGATACATGAAACACATCCTCGCCTTTTTACTCTTGTTCTCGCCCTTTGCCCTCAGTCAAACTGTAATCAACTTTGACGACGGGTCTACGTACACGTTGGACAAAAATCAACAAATCTACATAACTACTCCTAACGTGACGTTGTTTAAGCAAAAGATAATGAAGAACAAAGACACTCACTTCTACGCTCAAGAGCCTTGGACCAAGCGTGACTACGTGCCTCAAGAGACTGATGACTTTACTGTAGGCTCACACGCATGGTGCAAAGCGTACATTCCGTGGAGCGAGGGTCTGACGTTTGACATGATCTCGTGGCAACGAGCTTGTGACACTAACAACGACGGTAAGTACGACGAGAACGACGATAGGTGGGAAGACTAACGTTTGACCGACCTCAACGTACAACTGTTGCCTTGGCAACAAGAGGTATACTCTGATCCTACTAGGTTCAAAGTAGTAGCCGCTGGGCGTCGGACAGGGAAGTCCCGCCTAGCCGCTTGGATGTTGATTATCAACGCCCTACAGTCCGACAAAGGACACGTTTTTTACGTTGCGCCCACACAGGGACAAGCCCGTGACATCATGTGGCAGACCCTAATGGAGCTAGGACACCCTGTTATATCTGGATCTCACATCAACAACCTCCAGATCAGGCTGGTCAACGGGGCCACGATTAGTCTCAAGGGAGCCGACAGGCCAGAGACAATGCGTGGTGTGTCCTTGAAGTTTCTCGTGATGGACGAGTACGCAGACATGAAGCCTGACGTATGGGAACAGATTCT